ACCACTTACTGTAATTGAGTCTGGAAATCCTGCGACTTTAGACTGGTACATTTGTTGCCTCAAAATAAAGAAAAGCAACAAAATGACTGTAATTTTATAGATCAAGTCAAAATACTTCATAAATCACATTAAAAACTATTGCGTTGTTCCAGTGCAAAGCATGGCCCCGATGGTCGGCGGTGTCAAGCCGCTCAATCCAACTTGGCGGCCCGCTTGGATTTTGCTAGCTTGAACTTGGCAACAGTAAGCCTTTATGAGTCTGCGAACGGAAAGGCTTTCTGTAAGTTGCTGATAATTAATTGTTTTTGTATTAGCATCGCACTTTTAATGCGGTTGTCCCGGGTTCGAATCCCGGACGACCCACCACAAAAAATCAATTCTTTCAAGGGCTTGGGCGGAAGTTTGCCAAGCCTTTTTTTATGCCTTTTTTTCCTTGCTTGGATTTTGCTAGCCTTGGCTTTTACGCCGACCTCCTCACCAGAGTCAGTTCCGGCTTCTTTTTCTCGCACAGCATTTCCACGCACTCGATGAGCCGGGCGATTTCCACGCGGCTGTAATGCGTGGTTATCCTGCCTGCGTGGTGCCCAAGCAAGTCCTGGCGGTCTTCAAAGGACACGCCAGCCGCCCGAAGGCGCATCCCGAACGTGTGCCGCAGGTCATGCACCCGCACGTCCTCGAGCCCGGCGTTCTTGCGGGCCTTTTGCCATGCCCGGTTGTTCATCCTGTCCAGGCGTTTTCCGCCAAGGCAGAACACATGCTCGCCCTGGCCGCGATATTTCGCAATGATCCCCCGCGCCACGGCATTGATTGGCACGATGCGTTCATGCGAGTTTTTGGCCCGCTCTTCCGTGATGATGAAAACGGTGGTGTCCAGTTCTGGAACCTTCGCTTCGTCATCCCAGCGCAGGCCGCATATCTCCTGGTCTCGCAGGCCGGTGTGCAGCGCAAAGATAACCATGTCGGACAAATATCCAGGCATGTCTTTCAGCAGCCTGTCTTGCTCTGCCGCCGATATTGGGCGCGGCTTGCGCTTGGCCCCTTGTACGGCAGGTAGCATGGGCACGGTGTCCAACCACGGGCGGCCCTGGTCGTCACGCCATAGCCGTGCCGACAGGGTAAGCACCCGACGGATAACCGCCATGTCTCGGTTGAGCGTGCCCGCGCTGATCCGCTTGCCTTTGCGCTCCTTGATGTACACGTCCAGCGATGACGCATGTATTTTGTTCAGCGGAATCCCGCCAATGTACGGCATCACCGCCTTGAGCGTGACGATGTCGCGGTCTAGCGAGCGTTTGTGCGCGTATTCATCGACATAGCGGGCGGCGGCGTTGTCGAAGGTGCGCTCGATGCGCCCGCCGTACACAATCGTTTCTCGTATTTCGCGGGTGCGCTTGGCTAGGTAGCGTTCCGCCGCGTCGAGTTCCTTTTCTCCAGTGCTTTCGCAAAGCAACTGGCCTGCGATTGTCTTGTGGATGTGCCAGACTTCGCCGCGTTTGCGTAGTCCTGGGGTTTTCTTTGCCATGTGTCCTCCTCCTTTGGTGGCCTTCCGTTCGCCACTTTAAATTGCTCCACCCATGCGTCCAAGTCAAGCCTGTCGAACCAGACGCGCCTGCCTTGCCGCATTTCTGTGACTCGGGGCCTGACGTGCGTGTTGAAGTGGGCCTCGCTCATGGCTAGGTATTCGTGCGCCTGTGCGTGGTTTAGTAGTCGTTTTTCCATCAAAATGCCCATAGCGAATCTGCCGTTGATTTCATGTTTTGCTTTAGTGCATCGATAGCTTGGGTTTCCGTTGCCCCGCGCCCTTCCGAATAATTATCATAAAACTGCGGATGGAATGGGTCATAATTGCATGCTTTAAACCCGGACTCATCCATATTGGTTGCGCCCATAATTGCAATGCCGCAGCGGGCAACATACCCGCTTTCGGCGTTCTTAACATGGACTGGCGTTGTTCCAGAAACTCCGATATGGCTACACTGGTAAATTATCGTTTCGTTATTCATCGTCTTTCCTCTATGTATAACACGGCGCTCAACTCGGACTCCGCTTCGCTACGCCGGTTAGCTCTGCGTTATAAATCAATTAGCAATGGGCAATTCGACGGCGAACACATCATGCATTTAAAGTCTATATCTGGATGCCCACAATCACTCATATCTCGATATGGGCATTTTTCTCTCATTACCCTAAATGCCTTAGCTGCATTATTTTCGAGTGCTTTAAATTCTTCGCTTATTTCCATAATGTATAACCCGTCATTCAAACAGACCCGCCGAACCGAGGTGGTTTTATGTCCGATATTTTTGGTTTTATCGGACACAAATTATCAAGTCGAACTGTCAAAAATCTTGCCCCCTATAAATAGTCATTGCTCTAAGGTTTCGCCCTAAAACAGTGCCATATGTCTCAAGAATTACTCCTTTTCCTACCCGCTCAACGAATTTATCAACAAATCGAGTCCCGTCTTTAAGGGTAACAATTACTCGCTTGCCTTTATTGGTGCTGGTATGTGTGGTCATAGTTTTCTAAGGTTCATTATCAAAATCAGTTGGTAAGCATTACTTACTCACTTCTAAAAAAACCAAACCGTACTTTGATCGATATATCTGCACTCAGGGCAGCACTTCATGTGTAACATGCCAGGATAAATTTCCACATCACCGTTAGAAATTTCCAGGGTTTTTTCGGATGTAAAATCTTCAAGTTCAATGTCACAATTTGGGCATTTCATTCCAACCTCTTGGTCGCTAGTTTCCATCACTCATGTCCTCGTTGGCCAGTGGCCGGGTATTCGGTGGCATACCACATGGCCAGACCGTGTTAAATATTTCCCACCTTTTCTTATTTTTAACTTTTCGTTCATAGATCCGCCATAATCTTTATTTTATGCGCCTCAGCCAAGGCCAAGCGCTGCCGAAGACGCGCCATATCGGAAATGTCGGCGCTTATCTTGGCTATGTGCAGGCGCAGGCGGGCTTCTTTGAAGCGTGGGTCGTAGCTGACAAAGTACCAGTGCTGGGATGATGTGAGCAGCATCAGGCAGTGGATTTGCCAGTAGTATTCCGGCGCTTCGGCTTTTAGGTCTTTCCCGCTACGGATTTTTAAATACCCAAGGTGCGTGGCAGAGTTTGGGCATTTCACCTCAACACCGGAAAACTCGGACACTATTAGCCCGTCAGGTGTGCCGCCGAAGTGGCCGCCATGGTCAATAGATTCCTGTTCGTCCTTGCACTTGGAGACAACCAGGCCGGTGGCGGCCATGAACGCGTCGATGGCTTCCGGCTCGGTCTCGATGCCCCATTGCATGGCGGGCGTTGTGTAGGTGTCCTGCCTGAATTCGGTCATGGCTTGGGCCACGACCTGCATGACATACGTCATAGCGCCTTTGGGCAGTTCGTCTTTGTCCGGGTAGGCCATGAGCTTGTGGATCTCGCTGGCGGTGAACTTTCCGTGCCGTTGCATCAGCCACTCGCGTTCACGGTCTTCCTTGGTTTTTAGGGGTGCGCCAGTCTCGGCAGAGGACAGAGCAACGGTTCCAGAGGATTCTAACAAGGTCGCTTCAAATTGGTCGAATAGGTTCATATCAGCCCCGCACCACCAACGGCGTTATTTCCCATTTGTTGGCCTTGTTGCCGTTCTTGCATTTTTTTATGCCCGTGTAGGTGATTTTTACCGGGTAGCGCAGGTTGCCGGGCACGATTTCGCCGCGCCTGATAGCGTCCTGTACGGAGGCCACCAGCAGTTTGGCGGCGCATTGTATCCTTGCCTTTTTCCCGTCTTTGGTCTCCTCGACGAAAAGGATGGACTCCATGCGCCGCAACTCTCCGGTGTCTCGGTCGGCAATGAGCTGCTCCTCAACGCCCAATATCCAGCCGCGTTTTTCTTCGCCAGGGTTTTCTGGCGACCAGTATTCGACCTGCAATGGTATTGGTAGAGACACATGGTTTTCCAGGCTGGGCAGTTCGGTGTCATGCTGTATTTCGGTATCGGCCAGTTCCTGGGCCGTGTATCTGGGTGCGCGGGCTGGCGTTGCGGCGTCCGTGTGCGTGGCCATGGCGGTTGCTGGTTGAGCTTCCAGGGTATCTTCTGTCGTGTTTGTGGTCATTTTTTAGCCCTCTTGATGCGTTCGAGTTCTTTTAGCAGGCTGTAGGCTTGTGCCATAGTGAGCGGAGTGGCCTTGCAGCGGCGTGTCTGGTAAATGGCTTGTCTTTCCAAGGTTGTCATTGGCCCACCCACGCGCTTATTTCTTCGACGATGGCGTTTATGTCAGCGATGACGTTGGCGGCGAACGCCTTAGCCAACGGGTGGCGCAGGCCGATGGTCAGTTCGATTGACGCGGCCAAGGTGGTGGCGAGTTCGGCGAGCGTGGTGCAGTCCGGCTCCAGTTCCTTGGCGAGGCGTTCGCGCTCTGCCTGCTCGCGCTTAGCCTTTTCTTCGCGCATGATCCGGTCGGCTTCTGCGGACGCTTCCGTAATGAGGCGTTCTGCCTCGGCGCGTTCCTTGGTCTGCTGTTCTAGGCGTTCGGCATCGGCCTTTGCCTTGGCGCGGGCTTCTTCCTGGCGCAGGGCTTCGTTGCGGCGGTCGAGTTCGGCGCGTTCCTGGGCAAGTTTCTCGCGTTCGGCTTGCAGTTCGGCCTGTTCGCGGTCGCGTTGTTCGTCGGCCAGACGTTGTTGTTCGGCCTTGCGGGCCTCTTCTTCGTGGCGTTGTTTTTGTTGTTCTGCGCGGAGCAGTTCAAGTTCGGCGCGTTCATCCTCGCGGGCTTTTGTGGCGATGTGCAGGTTGCCCAAGGCCTCCAGTGTTTCGCGTTTGGCCGCGATTGCTAGGTCTTGGAATTCTCCGAATGATTCGTCGATTGCTATGTCAGCCAAGTCGCCAATCAACACCTGGATGCTGTCCGCCGATGCCGAATCATGATGCGCCCTGACAGGGATATTGCGGATGTTGATGATGCGCTTTTGTATGTTCGTAACACGCGCCATTTCGGCCTGTTCGGCGGCAATGCGGGCATCTTCGCGGCGCTTTTCTTCGGCTTTGATCTGCTGGTCGATGGGGTCTTCCAGACGCTCGAGTTCGGCCTTGATCCTTGCGGCCTCGCTGTCGATCAGGCGGCAGCGCTCCAGCGCAGGTGCCTTGATCTCCGTGCGCTTTTTTTCCAGTGCGGTGCGGTAGCCCTTGATTTCGGCGCGGGCTTCTTTGGCCTGTTTCATGCCTTGCGGTGCGGTCACATCGAACACCACGCCTTGGTAACGGGCGCTCAAGTCTTGCAGGGCGAGAGCCGTTTCGGTGTACTCTGGTATTTTTGCCAGTTCCTTGGCCGGTGTTTCTTTCAGTTGTGCGCTCATGGGTTCCCCTTAAATGGTGTTTATGGTGAAGTTTGCCAGCCACATTTTTTTAAAATAGTGCTTGATGCACTCGTGCATCATGACGTGTGTTGTGCGCCGGTTGATTTGTTTCATACCTTTTTTCATGGCTTTATCCTCGAAAAAAAAGGCGGGTGTAGCGCCCGCCGCGCATGTGCCGCCTACTTACAGCTTGGCTGTTCCTGTCAAATAGGTTATCCGTCGCCGTCGCCGTCGCCAGAGCCGTAGCCAGA